CACCCATGCCCCCGAACTGTTAGACTTTAACAGTCAGAGTGGACCCGTTCGCCTTGAAACGAGCCCAACCGTCGTCGGTAAAATCACGACGACGTGTGTCGCGCCAGTCCCAATATGGACTAATCGCAACACGTAGAGAGTAACGGATACGGTCTTGACGGGGTACAACGTATCCGTCCCTAAGTGCCCCACTCACAGCAGCCAAAATAATCCCGGGTGGGTTATTAATCCACCCTTCGGGAAAGCTCTCCGAGGCTAAGGAACGATCGACATGGACGACTTTCGTCGTTTCTCCATGCGTAGTGTTCCACCTCTTCGGCCAACCGGCTGCGGTAGCAACGTCATGCATCGGGACCTTTTTCGGGTTCGACACGTACCTCTCATATAGTACGTGCCCGAACCTACGGTCTTTTTGCATTTCGTCTAGTGCTTTCGACGGCGTCCAGATACCAGAGATGGGAGGCTCGTAACTTGGAACAGGTAAAAACCTGACCCTAGCCAAGAGATAACCCACCGCGGACCTTAGAGGCACACCATGATTACACGACCAGACGTTGAGTCTATTGATGAGTGAGTACAAGTCCTGTTTGGTTTTTAACGACGTGCAATATACCCCTCGCACGTTGTAACCACGCCAAAAATCGGCGCCGCAGGACTCTCTGAAAGAACCCTCTGCGTAAGATTTGGTCATGTTGACCTCAAACCCTAACAACCCCAGAAGGTGACAAGTCAAACCGTACGCCCGAGGGCGCACGATAATATCATCACCAAAAACTCCGAAGTTTCCGATTCTCCCGCGGGTGTTTCGCACTAAGGAAAGCCCTAGTACACGATAAACCGCAGTAACAACCGAGGCAAAGAGTAGCGTCTGTAGGGGAAAGGTATATCCATTCCCCATAGACGAAATCATGTTCATCTGTCTAAGCTCTCCGTTAGGAAGCTCAGTAAACTCACTTCTGACCAGGTTAAGCCAATTAAAGCTGTCCCTGTCCAGCACCTCCCGTAGGAGGTTCTGTGAGATCGTGTCGGAAGCAGAGGCGAGGTCGATAGTACAAAAGACCTCATGTTCTCTACTACCTACGTCGGCTAGCACCCTATTAAAATCGGGTTGTGTTGCAAGGTCCAAATGGAACCTACGCTTTAACACGCCCTCAAGGATGTTGCCGATTCCACGTTGAAAAAACATATTCAACAGTGGTTCGGTACAGATGGTACGTGATATTTCAGATGTCTTAGGTACAAAAGAAAGTACACTTCCTTTCACGACGCGTTCACCCAATGAGGCAGACCGGATCTTTTCGGCTTCAACCTCGAGTGTGTAAGCGCCGATGCAGGTTTTATAAAACCTGTAAAGGAGCGGAGAAGTCATGCTCATGGGACTACTCGAGAATTTAGAGTAGAAATCACCCCCATAAACACCCACGTTTGATCCGGGCCCAACCTCAGCGAGAGAAAAGATATCGCGGAGATTAAGAACGGACTCACCCCCAGCTGCAAGGAAACAGCTGTGGAAACAATCCCGAAACTCACCAAGTAATAAACGGTCAGTCTCAGTTTCCCCTTTCGGGTACACGTAGGACTCACAGCGTGCATCCGCCGTAAGAAACTTATCTAAAGCTCGCTTGTCAGCGAGAAGCTTAGCCTCGTCGGGGACATCTTCCAATTTCTTGAGAAGACTCCGTTCGAGGAGTAGGCAGGCAATAGAACGACTCGAGTCACCCTCAGATAGGCGCTTAGAACCAAAAAATCGGTCCCATTTGCTTTTCGAAGAGATCGAAGAATCAACATCCGCAGAAAGAAGTGCCAAAAGAGCGAAAGGGCAAGCGTCCACATCGTTTCTCCTGTTATCTGTGTGTTCACCGGCATTCAGCCGGCATGCATCGACTCCGGGGGTTGTTGCTGCAGGCTCTGTTTCAGAGCTTTACAGAGTCCCAGAGATCACGCTGTCGTAAAAAGACTGCGTATTCGCTGAGAGGCCAACAACGCCACCGAAGAATGCGAACATTGCCTTCAAATTGATGGGATCCGCGGTCTCAGATCCAGCAGGAATTTCGAAGCTGAAGCGAATTATCGCTGGCTTCTTCGGCTGGTTTACAAGGGGTAACACCCCCTTGCGAATGATTCCCGACCACACGTTTGAAGGTACACTGGCCAATCGACCAGTTGAAGGGTCCGGCGCTCCAAGAAACTTGAAAACCTTGGGTCTCACCAAGGTGAGCGTGAAAGGATCCCCCACAGACGAACCGGTTACTCCGGCTTGCGTCCCACCCGGCGTACCAACGGCGAATTGCTTACCGTTCATATCCGGGGCCTGATCGCTGACAAGGGGATACGTCGGGGCTGTGAAGCCCGTCAGTGCCAAGCCAACTACAGGTGATGTAACTGAAATAGTCATATCGGTGTCTCAAATGAAACAGGTTAATGTGGTGATCGACTACGAGAGCTTCGAGCTGCAGCTATGAGGGCCCCAATGTTTAGGGCCTTCTTGCTCGCCAACCCCGGTATCCGAAAATATAACGTCGGATAACCGAGAGGAGAGGGGCCGCGCCCGACAGTTGTCTTTTCGACGATCATGTTTCCCGGTGCACCGTGGCACACAGAAGTGACATTACCGTGGCTTACTGTTCCTGGTTTGTTCAACGCGCCCGCAGTGACCATTTTCTGGACCCTACGGACGGTCTTATTTACCCAAGAGACATTGGACACATCGGTCGTGACAGCTTCAAGTACCTCGCCAACGTTGATAAAGTAGTCAATGAGAAAGCTCCATGGTAGAAGCTCCCAGACGGTAGGTACGAAGTTTTCGGCCAATCCAAAGCCGAACGTATCCAAAATTCTTCCGTCCAACCTCCTGTCAGACATGGCTTTTATGCCACATTTGTACCTCACGGTGACTATGTCAGTCACGTCGCGAGTCCAGGCGGTTTCAAATGGAGTTCCAGGAACAAGAAAATTTCCTGTAAATATGTTACCTCCACCTTCATTGACCCCTCGACCTGTTACGGTCGTACGACGATCTCGCACCAACAGGGACGCGAGTCCCTCAGCTGCGTCTTTCACGTCGTGGAAAAGTGGTTGCCAGCCAAAAGCTGTACTCAACCACAACTCACCTAAGTGCTTCGTAACCTCTGCCTTTTGGGCGGGGTTCCTCCTAACCCTACGCTGCATTTGTTTAGCAGTCGCAAAGTAGGTATCAACCCCTTTTCGGAGAAGCAAAGCAGGTGACCTTATCAACCGAAGTGTGTCTCTGATCTCCCCCGCAAACGTCATCCCACTCATTTTCTGAGTTTGACTTCGAATATCGGAGTAAACCTTAGACAGTGCTACGTTGTTTGCGGTTTCTTCACTTGCAAAATTCGCACCGAAAGCTACCGACGGACTCATCCAATAGCCCGCAATCTCCTTTATGTTCACACCGAGATGGGGTGAACCAGGAACAATTTGCGTGCGCATCAAACAATACCCGTCATTCACTTTCACTTTGAACTTCACCCCGCTAAGCAGGGTCGAGGCATTAGAACCCTCGGCAATCATCGTACGCCAATTGGAATTGTCGTACCCTGTCCTCGTATCCACCATGTTAACAACTTTCACAGCGGTCGTAGAAACGACAGGCGGTATCCCCGGGCTTGTACTTTTATAAGTCCAAGCTGTAGCAAATGGATGCGGTCTAGAAATGGTCGACATTGTTTCTCAACCACTCAAGCGCGAAGAGTCCGAGGAGCCCAAGGAAAGTTTTCCAGGGATTCTCCTTAACGGCCTTCACGCCGGCCACCACTGCTTTAGGAACACTATCAATCTTTGCCTTTGGGTCAGGTTCATGCCATGGCTCTGAATAAGAGCGTTTGGCTTCCTTGAGATCCATAGACAAAGACGAAGAACGGGCGGCAACAACATGCCCTAAAGTCGTCACGCCACCACTCTCATTCATTTGTAAAATCACCCCCTCCAAATCGGAGAGGATCTGCACTTGCTGGACATGAATTTCGTCCAGCACTTGCCGACAAGGAACGCAAGGAGCGAGCGGTATAAACACGAAAGCCCTTTTGAGGCTCAGTGTCAACCCGCACAACTCACAAGTCATCCGTGGCTCGTCCAGTTTCGAACGGACCACGGTAGTCTCTCCCCGGCTCGAGTGTAATTTCCCCGAGTCAGGTGCCTTAGGAACCACGAAGGTGTATGGAAAAAGGTCCCAAGTTGGAATAAACGGGACCGACCTTAACCTAGTGAAACCTTTGGCAGACATGACGGCATTCCTTATGTGAATGGGATATGGAAGGCGTG